TATGATGCCGGTCGCAACTGCCAAACCGGACGAAAAAGCAAGCGCGGCGCTTGATGAAAGCGCGTCGGCACCGTGTGAGGAATTACCGTATACGGAAAATCCGCATACGGTGAAACCGCATACGGAAAATCGCACACAAATAAATACTAATAAACTAAAGACTGACAGACAGACTTATATAAAGCAATCAAGATACGATAAATTTACTCTGTATGACAGTGATACTGTACTTGATACTATCTTAGACGATAGTAACAAGGACAATGTAACATACACTGAGCATGAAACAGATACAGAGTATCCGAGTTATGCCGTTGACGATATGGCCGTAGAAAAAGCCAAGCAGCAGATCGGGTATGATGACTTGATACTCTCTTCTCCGTTCGGCGAGGTGCAGGTAATAAATTTAGCCGTTAACTGCATAGCGGAAATGCATGGCGCATCGAGAGGTGTTTTGCTTGACTATGTGCTGTACAGGCCATCGGACATGCGCGAGAGAGCAGCGCGCTTATTGGGTTATCATGTCAGGTATGCGGTCAAAAAATATCTTGATCGCAATGACATTATAGAGCACCCACGGAAGTACATGATGGCAATACTGCTTGAGTCCTTGGAGGTTGCTGGGGGTGCGATCGTGCAGAGGTTTGAGGCGCTGAAAAACAACCCTGTGCTTGCTGAGACGCAAGGTGTAATGGGGGCGGCATCGTCGTGAGCCTAAAAGCTATTAGTGTCAGCTCCGAAGAGTTTGGAGAGGTGCTTATCTGCGCAGTGCGATATTCTCTCAGGGCGCAAGGGCATATGGCAGATACGGTTGCAGGTTTTGTGCGGTCCGTACTGGGGCAGATCAGCGGACATGCACTGCAAAGCATCGAGCGTGACATTGCGGAAGTGTGCTCCCAAGGGTGCGGAAATGCGGTCAAGCATGTTTGGTATGGCCTTTACGGCGATATCAAGACGGAGATAAGGAGTCGGAAAAAGATGCAGATGAAGTTGAATAAAGAGCGTTGTGAGTGTATTTTGGGGAAAACAGAGAACCTGTGCGAGGGAATTTGCGGGAAATGTGGGTGGAATAGAGCTGTTGCGACGAAAAGAGCTGAGCACATGCGCAGGGGCGGGCTGAAAAAGTGTAGTGATGGCTTATACAGGCTGATAATGCCCGGGGAAGTTGTGCCATAAACGGTTTGGAGGTGGTCGGGTGAACAAGAGACTGAACGCGAAAGAACAGGGAGATCTGATCGAACTTGCGGCGGCGCTAACGCTGATAAACGGCATAGGATTGCAAGAGAGGATCAGCAGCGCTCCGGGCGGCGCTCGCGACTTCGGGTTGCTGAAGAGCCTTGTGTCAAAAACGTTATCAAGGGTATTTGCTACCGTACCTTTGGAGCAGTTGAAAAGGATCAAAAGGCAGTTTGAGCTCATCGAGATATCATCGGGGGTGCGCGGAGTCGGGGCGAGCGATGCAGACAAAAAATACGGGCGCTTTGTCTCGCACGAAGATCTGCGGGAGTTGATAAAGGGATGCTCGGATAAGTGTGACATATGCGACAAAAGCGCAGAAACGCGGAGAAATTGTAAGCTTAGAAAGGCGCTGAACGCACTGCCTGTCGATCACGAAATATGCCTGGATGATTTTGACATAATTGTTTAGTACGGACAGAGAGAGGGCGGAAGATTGGCCATAACAATAAAAAACTTAAAGAGAGCACGTGCCATGAAGCTTGAGCTTGAACGGCTTAAAAAGCGGCTTGAGGAACTGAGGGTAATTGTGCCCGGAGATCGGGCGATGAAGCTTACAGGCGTGCCAAGCGGCACCGGTCAAGGCAACCCAGTCGAGGAATATGTAGTAAAGCTTGAGGAGCACGAGACACGGATATTCAGGGCTGCGTGCGAACTCGAAGAGCAGCTGCGCGAGATCGAAGAGTGGATATCGCGCCTTCCGCCCGAAGAGGCAAAGGTTATAAGTCTTAGGTACATCGACGGTTACAGTTGGCGTGAGGTCGAACGGCGTGCAGGATATGCGCAGAACAATTCAACGGCTTACAGAATTCAAAGGAGAGCGCTGAAAAGAATATAAATGAGTGTAAAAAGGGCGCAAAAAGACGCATTATTCCGTGATAAAATTACATCGTGAGGTTTTACGATACAAAAGCTTGGAAGCACGTGCGCTTATTGGCCTTGCAAAGAGACCACTATGTGTGCAAGTGGTGCGAAGCCAAAGGCGTATACGCAAAAGCAGAGGAAGTGCATCACATTGTGCGCGTGGACAAAGACATAAGCAAGGCGCTTGACCTTGATAATCTCGTTTCTTTGTGCCGCGAATGCCACGAAACAACAAGAGAGCGAGGGTGGAGACGGTCCCAAAACAAACCGAAAGCGCTTGATGTGCCTGACGGAGTGCGAGTGATCCGGATCGACTGAGTGTGCGAGTGGGTATCCCCCCCTACCAAAAAGTTGAAAAGGCGGCAAAAAAAACCGAAGCGTTATAGAGTATCTTACACCGCGAACGGAATTATGTTATGTGAGGAGGTGAGCCGAATGGCCAAAAAGAGAATGACGGCCGCGCAGATGAAGCGGCTGCGCGAACAGTTTCTGGTAGTAGCAGACGAGCTGCCATCCGAGAAAAAATATATATTCGAAACCACTTTCCAACGTTACGAGGAGCTTATTCGGCGAGCCGATGAGCTTGAAAAAATTTTGTCTGCAGACGGCGTTATGCTTATTGGCTATAACTCGCAAGGCTTCCGGGTAGAAAAAATAAACCCTGCGCTTGCGGCATATAATCAGACCGCCGGTGCCGCCGATAAAGCGGCACAGCTGATCCTGCGCTATGTGATACCGAAAGAAAAAGAAAAAGGCGGGGATGATACGCCGCCCAAGGATGCCTTTGAAGCTTTCTGACCTTCGCGCCGTCCGGTATGCGGAGGATACTGCGGGCGGCAAAATTGTTACAGGCCTAAAGGTCCGACAAGCGGCCGAGAGGTTTTTGCGAGAGCTCGCAGACAAAAAATTTAAGTGGAAATTTGATATTGATTTAGCCCAGCGCCCCATTGATTTTATGGAGCGTTTTTTGGTGCCCTCGAAAGGCGATTATGACCGTTTTGAGCTTATGCCGTGGCAATGCTTTTGCGAGTCAAACATATATGGCTGGGTAGACCCTTCAACCGGTTACAGGCGCTTTAGGGAGGCTCTGATACTGGTCGGCAGCGGCAACGGAAAAAGTACGCTGGTATCAGGCAATGCGATATTTGCCGCCTGTAAAGACGGGGAGCGTGGCGCGGAGGTGTACTGCCTTGCCAATTCTCGGGACCAAGCTAAAATCGTCAGCCGTTCAGCCGCCGAAGCCGTGCAAGGATCTCCTTTGCTGCAGAAGCATCTGCGAGTTACCCGCGAAGGTATATTCTACGACGCCGCCAACAGCAGCATACAGGCGCTTGCTACAGACATTACAAACATGGACGGCAAAAACGTCCATGTGGCCATTTTTGATGAAATACAAGAGTATCGTGATTATGGCTTGATAAACATCATCAAACCGAAAATGAAAAAGCGAAAGCAGCCGCTTGCACTATACATCAGCACATTTGGAAACGTGATCGATGGTGTGCTGATGGACCTGTATGTGCTTGGCGGTAAAATACTTTCGCAGGATCCTGCAATAAGCCCTCGCGTTGCGGATAGGTTTTTTGCCTACATCGCCGAAATTGACGAAAATGACAAGCCCGAAGACGATGAAAACTGGATAAAAGCAAACCCTTCGCTTGGGCGTTTGCTGCAGATAGAGACGCTACGTGATGAGTGGGAACGCGTACGGCTCGTTCCCTCCGAACGGTCCACGTTCATTAACAAGCAGCTTAATGTATTTACAAGCGTTGATGAGCTGTCTTACCTCGACAGCAAGGTCATTCTTGCAAACGATGGCTACTACGATCTTGAGAAGTTGCGTGGTGCGTGCTGCTATGGCGGCTTTGACCTATCGGACAGCGAGGACTTTACGGCCGCCGCGCTCGTTTTCCCTATCGAGGGAGGACGGTTTTTTATTTTGCACCATAGCTGGATCACTCGAAAAAAAGTGGAGCAAAACCGTGAAAAACTCGACTGGGACACCCTCCAAAAAGAGGGATATCTGACAGTCGTAGACGCCGAGTATATATCACACGAATATGTAAGAGAGTGGTTTGTGTCTCAACGCAAACTGTACGATATTGCGGTCGTTGGATACGACCCGGCAAAAGCATACCGCATGGTGGAGGACATGAAAAAAGACTTTGTTATGGAGGTAGTCAGGCAGGGTGAACTTACGCTGACGGCGCCTTTGGACGATTTAAAAAATCAGTTTTTGGACAAAAACATCGTCCACAACAACGATAAATTGTTTAACTGGTACCTCGGCAACGTAAAGCTTACAAAAAGAAGCGATGGCGGCACCTATTTGCCAACAAAGAAAAACAGATACAGAAAAATCGACGGCTTTGCAGCGACTCTGTGCGCTTATGTAGTGCTTTTGAGGCATCAAAGTGCGAGGATCGATCCGAAGAAAGAGCTGAGCACTGTAATAAGCCTACGGTGAAGGGGGTGAAAAAATGAAACTTAGATTATTCCAAACAAGGAAAAAAGCAGAACCAAAAGAAAGAGATCGTCCGATAAACGGTACAGAAAACATGAACTATGTGGGGTTTGTTCGTGGTGATTACACACTCCAAAACAGTGCTTTGATCTTTGCGGCGGCAAGCCGTATCGCAAACGCACTCGCGTCGATGCCGGTGCATGTATACAAGGGGAATCAACGCGTGCGCTCAGATCCTCGCGATGTGCTTTTGTCGTCTCGGCCAAACAAGTTTATGACGGCACCGCTATTTTTTCGCACTCTTGAGCTGTGTCGCTGTACTTACGGCAACGCCTACGCGCTAAAAATTGTTGATGCCAACGCTCAGGTTGAGCGGCTTGACGTCTTGGACCCCTCTTGCGTGACGCCGTTTATAAACAGTGATACACAGGAGCTGTGGTATCGATTGTCTCCTCCGTTTTCGCCGCAGTACTTTGTCCACTCTTGGTATATGCTCCATATTCCATTCGCCGCCGCCAATGGCATTACAGGGATAAGCCCTATAAGCGTACTGCAAGACACTTTGGACTTCCAGGCAAATATTGACCATATGAGCCTTGAGCAGATAAAAAGAGGTATTAATGCTCAGGTCGTACTCGAAGCACCGGCGAGCCTCGGGGAAAGCCAAAGACAGAGAATGATCGAGGACTTTGTGAAAACTTATAAGCAGTCCGGGGGCAATGTGTTGCTGCTCGAAAGCGGGGTATCTGCGAAAGCGCTGAATCTAAGTGCAATCGACAGCAAAAAGTTTGAAGTGGAAAAACTTACGCGCTCTAAAGTTGCGATGGTCTATTCTTTGCCTCCTCACCTCCTTGGGGATTATTCGGACAGTTCTTTTGCGTCCCAAGAGCAACAAATGCTTGAATTCTCGGTGCTTACAATGTTGCCTATCGTAACTTTGTATGAGAGGGGTCTTGATCTGCTGCTGTTTTCGACGAGTGAAATTAAAGACGGGTGGCATACCGCGTTTGACATGGACGAGCTTACGAGGGCCGACAGCGCAACAAGAGCCAACAGCAATCAAATGAGTATACGCGGCGGTTGGAAGACCCCGAACGAAGTACGTTATGGTTATGGCCTTCCTTCGGATCCTGACGGAGATACGCTGCTCGTATCAAGAGATCTTACGCCGCTGCGCGCGGTTATCAGAGGGGAGGTGGATAAAAATGGCGATACTTAAAGCGGATGCCGCGAAGGATATAGGTACCATAAACAGATACGCCTTACGAGAAATGACACCCGATGAAGTTTTTTGCTTTTCGGCCGTGTTGTGCAACAATCAGCCCGACAGGGATGATGAGAGGTTCGCTGACGCCGCATTATATCGTATGGCAGAGCTTTTTGTGGGCAAACCCGGGGTTGTTGGACATGAGTGGAGCGGTGAAATGTCGTCTGCGCGCATATATCGGGCAGGCGTAAAAAGCAAAGGGACGCTGCTTGAGTTGCAGGCGGATATTTATATTCCGAGGATACCTGCGCTTGACGGTCTGATATCAAAAATTGACAGCGGCATTATCAAAGAGGTTTCTGTAGCGTGCGAAATGGGCAAAAGACACTGCAGCATATGCGGTTCTCCGTTCGGATGGGACCAGTGCGAAAAAGGACACATAAAGGGCGAGGTTTACGAAGGTGAAAAGTGCTTGAAGATACTTGACGACCCCAAAGATGCCTTCGAATTTTCGTTTGTTAGCGTGCCTGCCCAGCCGGGAGCAGGAGTTGTTAAACGCTATGCCGGAAAGGCCGAAAGTGCACTGCGATACCTGATACAGGCAGAGGTTGAGTTACACGCAGATATGCCCGAAATAAAGGCGTTAATGCAAAAAATAAAAAGCGGCGCTCGCCGCGAAGACATCAAAAGCGCGAACGAAGAGTTTATGCGCGATTTTTTTGAAAGGATGACGAAAAATGACTTTGTACGAAATTAAAGAAAAGCTTGCAGAACTGGGCGCGGCGATTAAAGTTGATGCCGAATGGATAGCAGCCAAAGCTGCTGATCCCACGGTTGAAATTAAAGCGCTCGAAGAAAAGCAGTCGCATAGGGATGAGCTTAAAAAGCGTTTCGATATGCTAAAGGCCCAGGAGGCCGCTATGGAGGCAGAAGAAAAGGCAAAACTCAAGCCCGTAGAACCGGAATCCAAGGATGGCACGGTATCCAAAAAGGCAGAGTTTATCAGGGACGTAATCTCGGGGGCTGTCAAAAAGGACTATCAGGGGCTTGGCTCCATCCCCGCAAACAGCGCTGATTACGGGTACGGAAGCCGCTTGCTTCCCACCAACATGAGCCGACAGCTCCTCACTGAGCCCTTTGAGGAAAACAGTCTCAGAGAAAGAGTAAGAATAACAAATATTGTAAATCTTGTAGAGCCTAAGCTTGGATTTAGCTTTGGTGACGGAAGCCTTGATGATGTGCTTGACCTTGAGTCGGCACGAGAGATCGAGCTGAGCGGTGACAGCATCACATATTCTCGTTTCCAGACAAGGATCAAGGCACGAGTATCCAACAGCCTTTTGCGCGGTGCAGATGTTGATCTGGTGGGCAGTGTGGAAAACGCACTGCGCGGAGGCCTTGCCCTCAAAGAAAAGCGCCGTGCGTTTGCGACTGTTTCGGACGGTACACACGACCATATGAGTTTTTACCTCTCGGGCATTAAGAGCGTTGCCGGCGATTCGACCGTAAAATCTATCATCAATGCTATAGCCGATATACCGACGGCGTATAGAAATATTGCTGTATATATGCGCAGACAGGATTATTATGCCGCACTCGAAGAACTCAACGGAGGCGATGCACTTTACGGGCGGAAGTTGGAAGAGATAATAGGTGCACCTGTTGTGTTTAATGACGCCGCTATAACTCCTGTAGTAGGCGACTTCAGTTACTACGGCATTAACTACGACGAAGCCTCTTTCGATAGCGAAAAGAACATTGATAAGGGCGAGTGGCTGTTTGTCCTTGAGACAGTAGGCGATCAGCGCATCAGAATGAAGAGTGCATTCAGACTGGCGTATGTGCGCGTGATGGTTATCGGTGCAAGCGTTGAGGCATCAAACACAGGTGCCGCCGGTGATACGATCACGGTATCTGCCATTACGACAAATAACGGCAGCACACCTGTGAGTGGCATTACATACCAGTGGCAGAAGTATAACGCAGGAGCGTGGGAAGATCTAACAAGCAGCTATACCGGCTATCACGGTGCAACACTGACCACAAAGAGCACGGATGCAGGCGCAAGCTTCCGATGTGTTGTAACGTTTACCGACACCGACGGCGTCAGCACAGCCGCAAGCAACGTCGTCACGTTGGCAGGAGCTTAATATGAGTGTATCGGGAAACGATCTAAAAAGGTATTTGCGCAACTTGCCCGGCACAGATGATGAGTACGAGAGCTTTGTGGCTGCGGCGAAAGAGAAGCTGGCGGCCGCGGGCGTTGACGAAACTTCTTCCGCGCTCTACGACCTTGCTGTGAAACAGATCGGCGCAACAATGTATTTTGATCGTGACTTGATGGACAAAACCGTTGACGAAATTTCCGCCCAAAACATTGCACTTGCCAGTATTGTTTTACCTCTTAGGTACGGAGGTGGCATTGATGGCTAAGAGATACCATCCCGGCAAAGCGCTTACTCAAATAAGGTTTTGGCGCAGGAGCGCCGAACGCGATAACGCAGGCTATTTTTCGGACAATGACGGGCTCTCTCCTCTTTTTGGGGGAGAGCTCATCTATTGCCAATGGACAGAGGCTTGGGGGCGTGAGCTCTTTGAGGCCCGACAGGCAAAAGTAACCGAACCCGCTACGCTTACGCTGCCATATACAGACGGTGTTAGCGTGCGTGATGTCGTGGAAAAAGTAGGTGACTCCGGCGGATATTTTGAAGTAATTTCGGTTAATGATGTCGGACAAAAACACGCAACGCTGGAGATAAAAATCGTGCGAAAAGAGGGTGCGAAATAATGACGATTCAAGAAAGGGTAAACAGCAATGTTGTAGAAGCCTTAAGCCCGATCGCACCCGTACAGCCAGACGAATACATTGGCGAAAGCGATGTGTATATAGAGTTCGACTACTCCGAAACCGGTATGTCTTATTTTGACAACAAGCCAAAATACATACTGATTGACCTTACGGTGCGTTTTTTTGCCCCCTCGGGCAAGAACGTAACCAAAGAGCGGACCGCAATCGCGTCGGCTATTCTGGGCGCGGGATGGCTTAGGCCGACGGTTGAAAATGCAAGCGATCAAACAGGGCAAGCTTACGTATATACGACCCAAAAGGTGTGGCGCAATGGCTAAGTTTCGTGTCGGGGCGGAAGGAGCGGCACTTGGCGGCATAAACATAGGCAGCTTAACACCGGAAATAAAACTGGCTGCGCTTCACGCAGGAGCAGCCGCAGTAGCGCAAGAAACACGTAAAGCCGCCGAGAATTTAAACGTAAAAGGGCATAGCGAAGGCATCACTAAAAAAAGCATAATAGTCAAAGAAAGCAGAACAAACAAATATAATGAGATTTTCATTACCTTTGATGGTGAGCGGCGCCGTGGAAAGCACATAACCAGAAATGCTGAAATAGCTTTTTATTTGGAATATGGCGTGCGGGCCGGAAGGAAAAACAAAGACTCAAAGGGTGGAAAAAACATACCTGCAAGGCGGTGGATCAGCAAGGCAAACAAAAAGGCCGAAGCCACTGCGGTTGAAGAAATGAAAAAGCATCTACAAAAAGAAAGATAAGAGGAGAGTGGAATTATGGCGCAGTTTGGTCTTGCCCATCCTGTATGGGCACCTATTACATCATATGGCGCGGACAAAATGCCGGTATTTGGCAGAGGCAGAATAATCGGGAAAGAAAATCTTGCAAACTGGACGCCGACGGTAGCAACAGCAAGCTTCCCTGCCGACAACTACGCCGCTCATCAGCGCAGTGTAGTAGTGGGCGGTACGATCGACACAACATTAGACGACATAGCACAGGCGGATTTGATCGAGATGTTTGGCGGAGTTGTTGCTGACGGCGAGTGGAGGCGCGGAGGCGTTGATCAGGGCGCTTACGGCGGCTTTGGATACATTACAGCCAACGAGGACACGGAGGGCAATGAGTATTTTGAGGCCTTTATTTACTATAAAACCAAGGGAGCGCCAACGGCAGAAGCGGCAAATACGCAGGGCGACAGCCTTACGTATACAGGCGTATCTGTGCAGCTTAGCGTCTACAATCTCGGCGACGAAAAAAGGACATACAGAGGACAGCAGCGCTTCCCTACCGAGGCCGCTGCTATTGCTTGGCTTGAAAACAAGCTTAATGTGTCCGAGGCATATTTGGTCGAAATAACCAAGACCGGCGAGGGAGAGGTTGATCCTGTTGGTCCTGTATATGTAACGGCCGGCGGAGAGCTTGAGGTAAGTATATCCGGGACACCTACGGCAGTATATGATAACGGCGCGGACGTAAAAGAGTCTGTAACAAATGGCAAATACACGCTCAGCGGCGTTGCTGCAGATCATGAGATCGTAGTAATCTATTAATCAATTCACGGGCAGGGGGTCTCCTCCTGCCCCTTTTTTGGAGGGAACATGCACAGAGGAACGCCTTACAAAAAGTCTTTTTTTGTGTATAACGCATGGGCTTTTTTTGAGATGCAAAAAGCCGAAATT